CAGGCGGGACAAGCTCACCGACTTGTGGGAAGCCCGGGAAGCTGCCAAGAACAGCCGCAAGGGCTCGGACAAGTACACCGACCTTGTGACGGAGATGCTGGAGACAGCCATCCGCCGGGTGGGCAATGAGTACGCAGATATGCTGTTTGAGTATGACCGGCAGCGCCGGGAAGCTGAAAAGCAGTGCGAGCAACTGGCAATGGAAGGGATGATGAAAAAATGACCGACATTGAAAAATCAATTGCCAAGCTCCAGAGGTGCTTTCCGGGAAGTTATATTACTGACCGGAACGAGCTTATTGTCCATCCGAGGACAAACCAGTATATTATTCTGGAAAACATCGGAACGGAAGATGCCATCAAGGCCAAAGTGCTGGAGTGGCTTTCACGGGCGGCATTTAAAACCGCACCATATTCACAGGAGTGGAGAAATCGAAAGTTCCACAAATATATGAGGGACGGCATCAATGCTTTTCTGGATACCGATTTCTCCGAGGATGATATGGAGTTGATTTACACCTACATGGGGCTTGCCTGCGACCGTTGGCTGACGCTCATGTTTATCGACCACGACATGAGCATCGAGTGGCTGAAGGAGCACGTGTCATGAAGCTAACCCTTTACGGTGACCCCCGCACAAAGAAAAACAGCGCACGCATCCTGCAAGGGAGCGGAGGACGGCGCTTTGTAGCCCCAAGCGCGGCGTTTGAGGAATACCAGACCGGATGCCTGTGGCAGATACGCTCCCCGCCTGAGCCTATTTCCGCCCGCGTGAACGTGCGGTGCGTGTACTACATGGCTACCAGGCGCAAGGTTGACCTTGCAAACCTAATCGAGGCCACCTGCGACATACTGGTAAAGGCCGGTATGCTGGCAGACGACAACAGCCGCATCGTTGCCGCCCACGATGGCAGCCGGGTGGATTACGACAAGAAAAACCCAAGAGCTGAAATTTGGATCGAAGAAATGGAGGATAAAAATGGATGAAACAATGACAGGCGTTTTCAAGTGCAGATGCTGCGGAGCGGAAATCAAGGAAAAGACAAGCGTTACAAGGTCTGTTGCTTGGGCAATCAAAGATATGAAAGATGATTCTTGCGATCTTCAATCGACTACCGCTATCCCAAAATCATCTTTACCGGAGCGGTTTGTCATTCACTGGTGCGAAAAGACAAGATTTTGCGTCTGCGATCTTATCGGATGGGAAATAGAGGAGGGAGACAATGACCCGCACATGGACACCTGAAAGCGAGCAGCCAAAGCCGAGCGCCGGCGTGGACTACCATGAAGTAAAGGCGTGGTTCCAGCAGTGCCGGGATATGGCTGCGGCGGTTGAAGCCCAAAAACAGAAGATCCAGCGCATCCGGGAAGTTGCCGAAAAGACCACCCCAAGCCTGAACGGGATGCCCGGCGGCGGTGGTGCCGGTGACAAGGTCGGGCTTGCTGCAGCAGATATCACGGACGAGCAGCGCCGTCTGCAGCAGATGGAAACAGACCTTTGCCTGCTGCGCATTGAGGCCACCCGGCGGGCGTACTGTATCACGGCAAGCAAATCCAGCAAAAAACAGGCTGACTGCCTGTGCCTGTACTACGTCAAGAACAAAAAGCAGCGCGAGGTCTGCGAGGAGCTGGGGCTTTCGGAAGAAAACCAGGTCTCCATCTACATCAAGTGGGGCAGCATCTATCTGGCAGAGATTTGGGACAGCTTCGGCAATGTTGCACAAACCGCACAAAACCCGCCCTGATTTTTTGCAATGCACCTTCATACTGCAAATATCCAAATGACACAGGCATTGTGCTAAAATTGGTATAAGCGGAATCGCCGAAAGCGATAAGACGCTTGCCACGCAGTCTCCGAAACGAATCCCCCCGAAATGCTTCCTCCCAAGGCTTGACCGGCATTTTTCTTCCTCTCGTTTCGCGGGCTGCTTCTATGCCGTTATAGCTCAACTGGCAGAGCGCCGCCCATTTAAGGCGGAACAACGCTGGTGACACATCTCGGACATCACTGCGCACTTAACCAATGCGCATATACAGACTTGATGGTGCCGGTTCGAATCCGGTTAACGGCTCCGACACGCTGCTCTCCCGAAGCAGCGACCACCTGACGCATGGGCTGACATCCCGATTGTGGCTGCGTGTAGAGTGGCAGGGTATCCTTACCTGTCCTCACAACCTCCGCACGCACCGGAGGCCACATAATCCGTACACCGGTTTCCATAAACCCCCGGCAGGATGTGCGTCAACAGAACCAGCATGGAAACGTGCTGGTTTTTCTTTTGTTATATGCCGCCTGAGCGCAGTTTGGAGCGCGGCGCGTGTGTGTAGACACGGCTGGTTCGATTCCAAGGGCGGCTTTTTATATTCCCGTAGTTCAAGTGATGGAACAGCGGTCTCCAAAACCGCAGGCTGCAGGTTTGAGCCCTGCCGGGAATGCCATTTGCGTACCCTGTGAGGGGGCTGCGCAGATAGCGGGGCATTCGGCCGCGAAAGTTCCGGATGCAGCGGCGCTCCACCGTTTACGTTGTCCGAGAAACTGAATGTATACCGGGAGCGCCCGGGCGGTTTTTATTTTGCAGGGAGGTGAGCGGATGGCACGAAAAAAGAAAGCGATGGATTTTTCTTCCCTCGACCTGAACCTTGATGCACTGGGCGACTGGGGCGGCGGTGCGAAAGGCAGAGCCAAAGACAGGCGCAAGCTATACGTTGCAAACCGCCGGAATATCCGGCTGTATAACAGGCGTACCGGAAAGGGCAAGCGCTACGCAAAGCCCGGTACACGTGATCTGGAGTTCTGAGAGGAGTAAGGCATGGCACGGCGTAAGATAGACCCGGAGGCGGGACGTGCCACGCAGTTTAAAGCAGGCGGTAAACAGGCACAAACCGCAAAAAAAGGCGGCATTGCAAGCGGCGTGGCAAAACGGAAGGCAAAGACCCTATCCTCCATTGCATCGCAGATCGCCGCAGCACCCATCACCAACAAGAAAAATCTCAAGCAGCTTGAGACGCTGGGCGTGGATACGGCAGAGGGCGTGACCAACAACGCACTGATCTCTGCCGGTGTTTACATGGCAGCCGCCAGCGGCGATATGAAAGCCGTAGAGAAGTGGGAGGAATGGACAGAAGCCAGCAGCGCCGCCGGGGAAAGCAGCTTTGAGTTGCCCGCCCGGTGCATTGGCAAAGCGTTTGTTGACCTGAACCGCCACATAGAGCCCAACCGCTCCTACATATTCAAGGGCGGACGTGGTTCTACAAAATCCTCCTACATCAGCCTAAAAATCATCGAGATTTTGCGTTGCAATCCAGAGATGCACGCTTGTGTCTGCCGCAAAGTCGGCGGCACCATGCGTGACAGCGTATATGCACAGATCAAATGGGCAATACACGAACTGCGGCAAGACAACCGATACAACTGCAAGGTATCGCCTATGGAGATCACAGACAACGTGACCGGGCAGATCATCTACTTCCGAGGACTGGACGACGAGACCAAAATCAAGTCCATCAAGCCGCCTTTTGGTGCAATCGGCATTCTATGGGTAGAGGAAGCAGATCAGATGGACGGCGCAGAACAACTGCGCAGCGTCCGGCAGTCCGCACTGCGCGGAGGAGATGCCTACGAGTTCATGAGTTACAACCCCCCGGCGGCTGCCCGCAACTGGATGAACCGCTTTGTGCTGGAACAACACGAAGACACCGTTGTTCACAATTCCTGCTATCTGGATGTGCCGGAAGAGTGGCTTGGAGCGTTTTTCTTACAGGGAGCAGAAGCCCTGAAGGAAAACAACCTGATCGCCTATAAGCACGAATACTTGGGCGAGGTGACCGGCTGCGGCAAGGAAGTTTTTACCAACATCCGGGCAGAAAAGATAGACCCCGCAAGGTTTGAGCGCAAGTATCACGGCATTGACTGGGGCTGGTATCCTGACCCCTTTGCCTATAACTGCATGAGTTACGACGCAGCCCGCAAGACCCTGTATATCTATGACGAGATCACCGTGCGGCGCACACGCAACGAGGATACGTTCAAGATGCTGCAAGACCGGCACGTTATGGAGCACCCGGAGAGCGAGCGACTGACCGCAGACAGCGCGGAAAACAAAAGCTGCACCGACTTTACCGCATGGGGCATCAAGTGCCTGCCCGCTATAAAAGGCCCCAACAGCGTGGGGCAAGGCGTGAAGTGGCTGCAAAGCCTGACCGCCATCGTGATAGACCCGGTGCGATGCCCGGACACCCTTAAAGAGTTTACCGAGTACGAGTATGACGCGGACAAGAACGGCGATCCACTGCCAGGCTACCCCGACCACGATAACCACCACATAGACGCTACACGATACGCCATGGAACTTGTGTGGCACAAGCCCGGAAAATAAGGAGCAAAGCAAGTGAGAACATACCAAGACCTTGAAGCGGTGCAGAACGACCCCGCAGCCAAAACCGCTTTTGTGCAAAGCTTTATTGCCGAGCACGTCACAAGCGCCCCAGTGCGTACCGCTGAAAAGGCTGATAAGTACGATAAGCAGCTGAACACCGGCGTAGACGATTTTCTGGACGCGCTTGCTGATATCGATTACAAGCTGAACGGCATCACCAAGAGAGCCCGCCCGGAGACCGTAAAAAGCAACTCCTTCCACAGGCTCAACGTGCAGCGCGTGGCGTACAGCCTTGCAAACGGCATCACTCTGCCGGGCGAGGACAACGCAAAGGCAAATCTGGGCGAAAGTTTTGACGAGCAGCTTTACCGACTGGGCTACCTTGCCTGCATCCACGGGGAAAGCTTTGGCTTTTGGAACAACGACCATCTGGACGTGTTCAAGTTGACCGAGTTTGGGCCCCTGTATGACGAGCAGGACGGCACCATGCGTGCGGGTATCCGGTTCTGGCGATTGCAGCCGGACAAGCCCATGCACGCAGTTTTGTACGAGGAGAGCGGCTACACCCGCTACACCGAGGACAGCAAGGGCGAGCGCCTGTTGCATCAGTACGGAGAGCAGCAGCCTTACAAGACCACCACGACCACAACCCCCGCCGGGGACGAGATCGTAGAGGGCGAGGGCTACGGAACGCTGCCCATTGTGCCGTTGTGGGGCAGCAGCGCCAAGCAAAGCACGCTGGTCAATCTCAAGGGTTATATTGACAACATTGACCTGATCGTCAACGGCTTTTGCGACGATCTGCGCGAATGTGCTCAGGTGTACTGGCTGATTTCCAACTACGGCGGCATGAATGATGCTGACCTGCGCAAGTTCATGCAGCGGCTGCGCTTCAACCACGCCGCCAACGTGGACAACGCCGGAGACAACGGCGGCAGTGTGCAGCCCTACACGCAGGAGATCCCCACACAGGCGCGGGAGACCCTGTTGCAACGACTGCACAGTTCCCTGTATGAGGATTTCGGCGGTCTGGACGTGCATTGCGTGAGCGCAGACAGCACCAACGACCATCTGGAAGCGGCCTATCAGCCGCTGGACGAGAACGCCCGGGACTTTGAGCAGCAAATCACCAAGTTTGTGCGTCAGGTGCTCAAGATCGCCGGTCTGCCGGATGCAAAGCCGCAGTACACCCATGTGCGCATCTCCAACACCAAGGAGCAGGTGGACATGGCGATTGCGGAAGCGACCATCATCGGCAACGAGATGGCAATAGAACTGCTGCCCAACCTGACGCAGGAGCAGAAAGAGCAGGCAAAGGCTGCGCTGATGGCAGAGAGCGCAACGCGGGAGACCACAGACGAGGACGAGGAGGACGAAGAAGGTGGAAAACCTTAAAATCCCGGTTGAAGGAAGGGTTGACGTTGACTTCACCGATGAAGCAAAAGATCTTTTGAAGAAATTTGTTAAGGCAACTGAAAAAGCTTGCAATCAAATTATATGGCATGAAATCAAAAAAGAAGGGCTTCCTCCCCGCCACAAAAAGGGTGAATTTGAGGAGTATCTCATCACGGTTTGCTACGCTGATACGAGAGAAGATCAAGAAAAAGGTGTTTTTTCGGAATCAATAACGACAAGCGGACATTACGATGACGCTTTAGGATGGGTGCGCGACTGGCAAGAATATGTCAGGATTGTAGATTATGAATACGCCGAAGTTACACACTGGGCGGAATTGCCAAAGCCTGCTGTTGGATTTAGTGAGTGATGAATGAGCGATGAACGACCTTGACCGCATCTCCACCCGGCAGCTGAACAGGCTGCGCCGCCGCATTTTGCGGGTCTATGGCACCGCCCGCCGGGAAATGACCGAGCAGCTGACCGAGTTTCTGGAGCATTATCAGAAGCTGGACGCCTACAAGCGGGCGCAGCTGGAAGCTGGGAAGATCACCGAGAGCGACTATCGCACATGGCTGCGCAATCAGGTGTTTCAGTCCGAGATGATGCACCAGAAGCTGGACAACATCACCCAGACGTGCACCACAGCCCAGCAGACGGCGTACAAACTGGCGCGGGATGAACAGTACGATATCTTTGCCCTTGGCGCAAACTGGGCGTTCTACGAACTGGAACAGGCCGCAGGCGTGGCGTTCAACCTGACCTTGTACAACACGGAAGCGGTCAAGCGGCTGCTGTTGGAAAACCCCAAGCTGGTGCCCAACAAGCGCATCAAGAGCGAAAGCAACCGCACCTACGACGCCCGGGTGTTCAACCGGTACGTCATGCAGGGCATCATACAGGGCAAAAGCGTCCATGACATTGCGGTGCAGGCTGTGCAGGGCATGGCAGACACCGAGGTGCACTGGGCGATGAACAACGCCATCACAGCCCTTACCGGCGCGCAGAACGCAGGGACGATGCAGCAGCTGCGCAACGCGCAGGCTTTGGGCATTGAGGTACAGAAGCGCTGGAACAGCACGTTGGACTACCGTACCCGCGAGATGCACCGGCTGCTGGATCAGGAGACCGCCGCACTAGATGAGCCTTTCAAGGTGCAGGGCTACGAGATCCAGTACCCGGGAGACCCCAACGCAGCGCCTGAAATGGTCTATCACTGCCGCTGTAAGGTGACCGGGGCGCTTGTAAAGTACCCCCGGCAGAACGCTATGCGGCGGGACAACACGACAAAAGAGGTCACATCTGACCTGACCTATACCGAGTGGTACAAAGCAAAGGGTGGCACTGAAAAAGAGCAGATGTGGTGGGAGGAAGAACGAAAGCGCAGAAAGGAGAGTACCAAGAATGAGTAAACGTGGCTCTGGAAGTTCCACAAGGGCAAGTGGTGGGAAAACTACGCTTGATGAATTTCTTGCAAAGCGCGGTTTAAGTTCGCCTATCAGCGACTATATGGATGATAAACTGCGTATCCCTCATGGCTTGACACGCAGACAGACCGAGAAAATGCAAAAAGAAGCCCATGAAGCCGCTGCACAATATTCCGCAAAAAGAGAAGCTGCTATTGCAGAATACAAAGCGGGCGTTGCATCTGGCGCAATCAAAGAAAAAAGCCGTGTTGAAGTTTTGATGGGCAAGGCAAAGGGGCATCCCGACAACCCATCAACGCAGGCCGCACGCCGTGCGCTGGAAAAACGTGGTTACAACTGGAAAACAGGACGAAAGCTCAAGAAAAAGTAAGGTTTGGAGGGATGAACCGTGATTCTGCCGATGGAAAACACCGAGAAAATGATTTTTCCAGGCGTGGGCAAGTATGGCATCCCTGAAATCAAGCCAGAAACGGACATCCGCATTGACAAGCTGGAATGGATCCCGGTCAATTATGCGCTGACCGCCAAAGACAAGGCCACAAAAGGCGTGCATTTTTACAAGGACGATTACCAGTTTGAACGGTTCTGGAATAACCCAGACAAATACATTCCCCTTTTGCAGCAGTTCGGCGCGGTATGTTCGCCGGATTTTTCCTTGTACAGTGATATGCCGCTTGCGGTGCAGCTTTTCATGCACTACAAAAAGCACTGGCTTGCCGCATACTGGCAGGCGCACGGCATTCACGTTATCCCAACGCTTTGCTGGTGCGGAGAGCAAAGCTATGACTGGTGCTTTGACGGCGAGCCCAGAAACGCCATCGTGAGCATTTCGAGCCACGGCACACAATCTGACCCATACGAAGCAGAATGCTTTGCCAAGCACTGCCGTAAGGCGCTGGAAGTGCTGCAACCGAGCGGCATCTTGTGGTATGGCAAATGCCCTGATGAATTTGACTGGAACGTTACCAAAATAAAACCATTCCAATACGAAAGGAGACATTACCGTGAGTAAACGAGGTTCGGGCAGCTCTGCGAGAGTGGGCGGTGGGCTCAAACGCGAGGGCGTTACAGCTACATATTCAGACGGTACGACAGCGACAATCATGAAAGTAAAAGGTGCTGATGGAAAGAATATGTATTTTTCCAAAGACAAGTTTGGAAACTACAAAGAAATTGAATCCATGCACGGCGCAAATATGTCTGTTTCTCAGATTGCAGACAACGCTAAGAAAAACGGCGGAAAAGTAACCATTCTCAAAGAATCTGATTTCAAAAAAGAGGATGCAGCAAACAAGGCTTACCAAGACTATATCAACAAACACCAGATTGATTATTCTCTTGGCTATGGACTTGGCCCTGGATTCAGCATTGATAAAGCGGCGAGAAAAAGAGCGAGAATGAGCAGGCTTGCAAATCGGAGACGAAAATAACCATGAACTTTAACTACGACATCAAAGTCACCGACAACACCCCGCAGCTGAACGAAGCGCTGGAAGCGTGGGTGGAAAGGGTGCTGACCATCTGGGGCATGAAGGTGCAGGACTACGCGCAGCTTCTTGTTCCCACCGGAACGGCAGACAGCACCGGCATAGAGGGCTATGTGGGCGGTGCGCTAAAAGCATCCCTCACCTACGTTGTATCTGCGGCGCAAAAGACCGTAACCATCGGCTCAAACCTGTTTTACAGCGTGTATGTGGAGCTTGGCACCGGTATTTTTGCCGAAAAGGGCAACGGACGCAAAACGCCGTGGGTCTGGCAGGACTTCAATGGCAAATGGCATTTTACCCGGGGCATGGCTCCCCGCCCCTTCCTGCGCCCGGCGGTGGAAGATCATATCAAGGAACTGCAAGAGATTGCAGTCGAGGAAGGAAATAAAGATGCATAACATGAAGAAGATTTTCGTAACCATCATGGTGCTTGTGGTGCTGTTGCTTTGCGGCTGTTCGGAAGCTGACAAGGCCAATGCCAACATCTCCAAGCAGGCCGATTACTTTGAGAGCGAGCGCAAGATTACCGTCTACAACGCCCGCACCGATAAGATCATCATGGAAGCCGAGGGCTACATGTCCATCTCCAACAACTCGAGCAACGAGCTGGTCTGCACGGTGAAAATCGGCCCGGACACCTACCGCAAGAATTACATCTACCTGAACGGCTACACTATGTATGTGGTGGAGGACATTACCGGCACCCATACCGACCCGTACCACTATAAACTCTATTTCCACACGGATATTCTGCCTAGCGTGGAAACAAGACCGTAAATTTAATACTCAGCGGTTGGCGCACAGCGTCAGCCGCTTTTTTATGCCGTTTTCGCACAACTGGCAGTGCTCCCGGCTCATAACCGGGTAGTTGCAGGTTCGACCCCTGCAAGCGGCACCACACCGGCAGCACGTCCGGCAAATTAAACCTTATTGCCAAGCATGGCAGCCCGAGCAAGGGCAGAAAGGACACACACATGGCACTCAAAAGAGCAGATATCCGCAAGATTCTGGAAAACGCCGAAACCTCCAACGATGACAAGGCAAAAGCCATTCTGGACGCCTTGCACGAGGAGACCGACGCCCTCCGGGACGAACTGGATACCGAGAAAAACGCCCGCGTTGCAGCGGAAAAGGAACGGGACGCAGCCAACAGCGGTAAGCAGACCGCAGAGCAGGCGCTGACCGATTACAAGGACCAGCAGACCAAGAAGGACGCCCATGCAGCCAAGGAATCCAAGTTCCGGGAGCAGCTTAAGGCCGCAGGCGTGCTGGAAAAGTACTTTGACCGCATCGTGCGCTTGTCTGGCGAGGACATCGACAAGATGGAACTGGACAGCAAGGGCAATGTGAAGAACGCGGACAAGCTGGCTGAGAGCCTGAAAAACGATTGGAGCGATTATGTGGGCAGCACCACCACCAAGGGCGCACAGGTGGACAACCCGCCCGCAAACACCGGCTCCAAAATGACCAAAGAACAAATCATCAACATCAAAGACGCAACCGAGCGTCAGGCAGCCATCGCGGCAAATCCTGAAGCGTTCGGACTTGCAGCAAAGGAGTAACACATGGCAGCACCCGAAAATCTGACTACCGCATCTCAGATTACCACCACTATCCGCGAAATCGACTTCGTGACCCAGTTCCAGAAGAATTGGGACGCGCTGCGCACCATTCTGGGCATCTCGCGCCCCATCCGCAAGGCACCCGGCACTAGGCTGGTATCCTACAAAGCCACCGTTGACGGCGGCCTGCAGGGCGGCACCGCTGTGGGCGAGGGCGAGGACATCCCACTGACCAAGACCAAGGTCGAGCCTGTGACCTATGCCGACATCGAACTTGGCAAGTGGGCTAAGGCCGTTTCCATCGAAGCCGTCACCAAGTACGGCGCAGAAGTGGCCGTGGATCGCACCAATATCGCTTTCCGTAACGAGCTTCAGAAGAAGGTTCTGACCGACTTCTACACCTTCCTCAAGACCGGCAAGCTGGTCGGCACGCAGAAGACCTGGCAGCGTGCGCTGGCTATCGCAAAGGGCGCAGTCCTGAAGCGCTTTGCAAACGACAATCTGGACGTGACCGAGGTCGTGGGCTTTGCCAACATCATGGACTTCTACGACTATCTGGGTGACAAGGAAATCACCGTTCAGACCGAGTTTGGTCTGAACTATGTGAAGAACTTCCTCGGCTACAGCACCCTGTTCCTTCTGCCTGACGCTTTCATCGAGCAGAAGAAGGTGATTGCCGTCCCTGTGGAAAACATCGACCTGTACTACGTTGACCCCGCAGACCGCGACTACGCCACCATGGGCGCAAACTACACCGTTTCCGGTGAGACCAATCTGCTGGGCTATCACACCGAGTACAACTACAAGAACGCCACCACCACCAACTACGCCATCATGGGCATGAAGCTGTGGGCAGAGTATCTGGACGGTATCGCGGTCGTGACTGTCGGCGCGTCCAACACCGAGCCTGCCGTTGCGGCGTCTGAACTCGGCGGCTGATACGAAATAAGGAGGTGACCCCGCATGACTGTGCCAGAGCTGTGCGTTTACACGCACAATTTTTTTGACCGGTACGATGACCCCACCGCCGGGGAATTTACCTTTACGGCAGATACTGTCCCCGCTGGAGTGTCCGCCGGGCAGTATTTCCTTGTGTGCGGGTCTATCTTTAACGACGGCGTGCACAAGGCGGGAGACGGAGACCTTACCCCGGAAACCTTCACCGGCACGGTGCAGCCTATGCGCGTCCCTCCTGATTTTGTGGCGCTTGCCCAGAAGATCACCGACTACGATGCAGCCACCCCCGGCGGTGGGCGCTATGTTTCCCAGTCCTTCAACGGCTGGAGCGGCACCATGGCCACCGGCACGGACGGCTTGCCCGCAGACGGCTGCACCCACTACCGCCGGGAAATCAACCAATGGAGGAAACTGTAATGCATGTAAACGATTTCACTAAATTCACCGTGATGGAGAATTTCACAAAGAAGTTCTGCTTTATGGTCAAAAAGCTGGTATCGGACGGCCTGTTTGGCTCTACTACCACATGGGAGGACGGCATGGAGTTCCTTGCCATCGAACGCCATGACCAGACCATTGAAGCACAGCAGGCAGAGCAGCAGGGCACGGCATCCACCTACTCCCTCTATGTGGATAAGGACATCAAGCTGTCCCCCTTCGACCGCATCAAGCGGCTGGACGATGGGCAGACCTACGAGGTTACCACCGCGAGCAGCGACAAGATTTCCCCCGCCGAAAGCCAGATGAATCTTGCCGTTGTGCAGTGCAAAAAGGTGGTGCTTTCCTGATGGGCGCAGAAGAAGCCATTACCACGGCGCTGAACAGCTTTTTTACGATGTTCGATGTTCCTGTATACCCAGAGGATTCCGTGCCGCCGGGCTCTTCCCTACCCTATATCACGGTGAAGCTGGTCATTCCTAAGGGATTTGACGAGAGCAGCACCTTCCATGCGCGGCTGTGGTATCCGGTAGACGGCGGCAAGCTGCCCCTCATCCGCAAAGCCGATGAAATCCGCGCTGCCATTGGCGATTGGCTTACCATCGAGTGCGAGGGCGGCGCAATTCTTTTGTGTGCGGGCAATCCGTGGGCGCAGCCTATGGGCAACCCGCCGGAAAAATACCTGTGCACATACCTTATTTTTGACGTCACATCCTTTGTGGTGTGAGAAAGGATAACACATGAACAAAATGTATCATGCCATTTCGGCAGATGCTTTCAAAAAGCTTCAGTTTCAGGCCGGTGCACTGCTCAAGAAGTTCGACCCGACGGGCGCTACCCCCATTGCAGCGGAGGATATGATCTGCCTGACTTCCGGCGGTATCACCGTCAGCTGCAAGCCCAACGCCATTGATCTGGGCGATGGTCTGGACGAGGTGCCCGAGAACACTTGGCAGTTGAAGCACATCACCAATTGGGATTGTGGCCTGTCTACCACCTGCATGACCGTGAGCGCCGACACCATCAAGCTGGAGTTGGGCGCTGCAGACGTGGAAACGGAAACCAACAAGATCACCGTGCGTGAGGATTACAAGGATGCGGACTTCCAGGATATCTGGTGGCACGGCAATCTGATTGGCGGCGGCTATGCTGCGGTCAAGCTGATGAAGGCCGTGAGCGATGGCGGCCTTGAACTGAAAACCACCAAGGACGGCAAGGGCAACCTCAACCTGAGCCTGAAGGGCCACTACGACATGACCGACACCAGCAAGGTGCCTATGGAGTTCTACGTCAAGGAGGCAGAGTAATGATCCTTACCATCAATCTTGACCCCGTGGAAGCCCTGCCCAAGCTGTATGACGCGGTGGACGGCATCACCCGCATGATCATGGACGCAAAGGACAACGTGGATAACCCGGAGACCAAAGCCGCCCGGGAGACCATTGTTGCCAACGCCATGAAGCTGCTGGGTGCAGAGCCTTCCGAAACCGCAGAGGGCAAGAAAAAGCTGACCCCGCGCGAGTTTGCGCTGGCTGCGCTGGACTTTATCAAGCCCCTGATGAAGCTTGACCCGCAGCGCACCATGAACGCCCTACACCAGCTGTACACGCTGGAAAAGGGCGAGAAGGACACCCTGCCCAAGGCGTTCACCGCGCTTACCAAGTCCGTGATGCAGGAGGACATGCAGGATTTTTTGTCATCGCTGGCCGACTTGAACGGCCTGAGTTTTGGCACTACCTCTGCCGAGCCGACCTCCAGCATCTCCGCGCCTACGGAATAAAGTATTTCGTCTGGTTCGTCATCAGCGAGATGCGCGAACGCCACCGCACAAAGGCATACCAGCTTTATACGGCTGATATGCTTTTTCTTTGTGCTGTATCGCTGGGGCAGCAGGTGGAGCAGTCCTTCAGCGAGATCATGGCAGAGTACGACAAGCCGCTATCCCAGCGCCGCCACGAGACCACGCTGGAAGAAGCGCAGGCGTGCTGGGAAAAGACGCTTGCAGACAGTAAAAAAGCCGCAGAGCAGAACGGAGGTGGTGAGACCTGAACATTTTCAATTTGATGGCCACTTTGGGGCTTGATACCTCCGAGTATGAGCAGGGCATCGAGCAGGCCCAAAAAGAGACGCAAAGCGCCGCAAACTCGCTGAACCGCAGCGCAAACACCGCCGGGAGCGGCGTTTCAGGCATGGCAAGCCAGTTTGCAGCAGCCAGCGCAAAAGCAACTGTCCTTGCAAATATGCTTACCTCGCTCGGAACAAAGGCGGTAAGCTTTGCAAAGGGCTTTGTGGAGATGGGCATTTCTTATAACGCCCAGATAGAAAAGTACACCACCGGCTTTACCAATATGTTGGGCAGCGCACAGGCCGCGCAGGAAGCCATGCAGGCCATTCAGGAGGACGCAGCCCGCACCCCGTTTGACGTGGCGTCTCTGACGCAGGCAAATCAGCTGCTCATCAGCGCGGGCGAAAACGCCGCGTATTCCCGCAAGGTCATCAATGCACTGGGCGATGCCGTTTCTGCCACTGGCGGCGGTAACGCCGAACTATCCCGCATGGCTGCAAACCTGCAGCAGATCGCAAACGTGGGCAAGGCTGCAACGATAGACATCAAGCAGTTTGCCTATGCGGGCATCAATATCTACCAGATTTTGGCAGACTACACCGGCAAATCGGTGCAGGAAGTCCAGAAGATGACCATCAGCTACGACCTTCTTTCGCAGGCGCTTATAGCCGCCAGCGAGGAGGGCGGGCGTTACTATAACGCCATGGACACCCAGAGCCAGACCATGAACGGGCGTATATCCACCCTGAAGGATAACGTCAGCCAGCTGGCCGGACTTATGACCGGCGACCTTTCCTCCGGCATCGGCGTTGTAATAGGCCACCTGAACGACATGGTTGTCGCAGCACAGGAAGCCTACAAAGAGGACGGCTGGAAGGGTCTCGGGAACGCAATTCTTGAGCTGGATAATCCAATCAGTGCCATCATCAAAAAGTTTGGGCAGCTTGGCAGCGCGGCTGTTAGTGCACTGGATAAGGCAAGCTACTATCTTAACAAGGCACTTGGAAAAAATGCTTACGCAGGGTACGACAACTACGACGACTACAAGTCAGACAAGCAAAAGCAAAGCAACAGGGACCGGCTACGGCAGAATGCTCTTTCCGGCAAAAGCGTAAGCAACAAAAGTTGGTCTGAGCGTCAGGCAGAAGCAGCGGCCGCGAGTGGAAGCGGCGGCAGCTCCATCGTTACAAGTCCTTCCAGTTCCTCCGGCAAGAGCACCGGCGCAAAATCCAAAACCGAAACCGTCATAGCGTCCGTGACGCACACCGCAACCACCACCGCACAGAACGCGCTGGGCGCTGTGACAACGAGCGTTGAGACACTGCAGGAGAAGGTCAAGGACGCAGCGGGCAAAATCAAAGACCGCGTGACCGAGACCACTACCGAGACCGGTAAAGAGATGGTCAACGGCGTTGCTACCACCTATACGCTTGTGACCAAGAAAGTTACGGACACGAACGGCAAGATAAGCACCACGACCAAGAAGGTCTACGCCGATATGTCCAAGACCCTGCTTGGCACCCTGACCACCATTGCGGAAAAGACCTTCAACGGCATCACCACCACCACGCAGCAGGCCGTGGAGACCTACGCGGACGGAAGCCAGCACATCAAGACAACTGCCACCGAGACCGGCGAGCGCATCGTGGACGGCGTGCGGCAGACCTACACCAAGATCATCAGCTACGTTGACGGCGTGCAGGACAAGGTGACAGAGACCGCGCAGAACATCGACAAGAGCATCAAGGCGACCCAAAAGCGCATTGAGGAGAATCTGAGCAAGGCACAGCAGCAGTTCAACAGCGGGATCTTCAAACTGGGTAAAAACCTGTACACCGACCTCAAAAATCAGGACTTGGCGGCGCTTGGTCTGGATATCGTCAACATGATGTGGGGCGAGGTGTCACAGGAGCAGCGCGAAGTCCTGTCCGACTGGGCAAACAAGGCGCTGGAAGCCATCAACGAGGCGTATTCCGGCGGCGGTCTGAGCGAGGCGTTCAACGCTTTTAAGCAGATCATGTCCAACGGCATCAAAGCAGATGCAAACGGCGTCACAACGGACGTTAAGGGCTTGAGCAAAGTGTTTCAGGATCTGGGCATCAATGTTTCCGACGTTGGCAGCAAGATCATGGGCGTGCTGAACACCATTGGCTCCGGCATGGGCAGCTTTGCCCTCAACGCGGGCACGGATATTGCAAACCTTGCCGGGAGCATGGGCAGTCTGGGCACAATCGCAGAGGGCGTAGGCGGGCTGATTGCAAAGGTGGGCAGCCTGATTATCTCGAACCCGGAAGTTGCCGCGATCATCGCCATTGTGGCGGGCGTGGCGGCGCTGGGCGTTGCGATTTTTGCGAAGTTCGGCAAGGGCAAGAGCAGCGGCACTACCAGCACGCAAAAAGCACCATCCTACAAGGACATTCAGGACGCCTACTGGTACGGTAACGAGCGTGCCTTTGCGGGCTACGATTACCGCACCGATCCCTACGTCATGAACCCGGACAACAATGCCATGCTGGCATATCAGTCCAAAATGCAGGCGCAGATGGAGCGGCTCTACGGTGTGGTTGAGAAATATCTGCCGGAAGCCGGAAACAGCGTGATCGCGCTTGACGGCGAGCAGGTAGGACGCATTATCACCCCAAGCGTAAACAGAAGCCTGGGAGACCTTACAGTGCTGAGCGAACGAGGAAACTGATATGTACGAGATCTACGCATACCCCTACGGCAACCCGGATGCAAAGCTGCTGCTTTATCGTCCCAACGACCCGCAGGCGCTGGTGCTGTCCCCCAAGCTGACCCGCGAGGTCAGCAAGGGCGGCAGCCTTGTTTTTACCATGACGCGGGATCATGCACAGTACGATATGCTGCAAAAGCTGAGCACGGTAGTGCAGGTGCGGCGGGATGGCAAAGAAATCTGGCGTGGACGGGTACTGAAGCATGAAGCCGATTTTTACAACCGGCGGGTGG